TTGCTCATCTTTACCCTGATACCTATAAGCAGTTGCTCGAAATGGAGAAGAAGACAGATGAACAAGAAGGCAAAACGTGGCTTGACCTTAGCGGTAATACTGTTCCTGTTGTCGGTGTTCGTGTCCGTTCAACAGACGGACGAGGTGGACCCGTCATCAAAGATACTCTTCGTAAAGGAAAGAACGAAGGCAACAATGGAGGAGAAGCGTGAGAACAAAGCACTTGTCATTAGTTACTCACGAGCACTCGGTTACAGTAAGCGTGAAGTCAGATGTCTCGTCGCCTTATGGACCCGTGAGAGCAGGCTTGACCACCTCGCAGATAACCCCAGAAGCACGGCTTACGGAATTGCTCAACTCCTTAGAGAGCGTAGTAGACAACCTGAATTTCAAATCCTTCACGGTCTACGATACCTTGATCATCGCTACGGAAAATCTGCGTGTCGCGCTCTCAAACATAGCGACAGAAGAGGATGGTACTGATACACTTTGAGTGCATCCTCCTTTCGGACGACAAGAACCTCACCGCTACCCTTCCTGCGGTGGGGTTCTTTGCTATCCACCTGTGGAGTAGAAGCCTTTGCCCTTAAAGGTAATGGATGGAGCATCCCACTTACGCACCATACTTATGTGGCACACAAAGCAAGATGGTTCACGTGGTTCTTCGTGGATGCTACGTTCAATAGTAAGTTCTGCCTTGCAATCAGGACAGTTGTAGTCATACATCATTGGTAAGGCGATTCCCCTCCCATAAAGTTAAGTATCTTACGTAATGCATTGCCACATCTACGATCAGCAGTAGAGATAGCACACTCTGTTGCTTCGCTTAACTGTTGCAACGTGTAGTTCTCGTGGTATCTAAGGCGTAGGATGTTCTTCTCATCCTCATCTAATAGTTCATAAGACTTCTTGATGTCAATGAGTGTGGCTAATAGGTTGCCACCTTCTGCGGGTGCTGCAGGCTTGCGTGGTGTGCCATCATTGACTAGGTTCTGTGCCTGTTCAATGGCAGTATCATTGACCACGCTTGCAATTACATACGGCAATAGTTGTGCAATGGTAGTCACATCATAGAAGGACTCATCATTGGTTTGATACCCTGATCTAGTAGCCTTCTCCTTACGGGCATAGCGTTCAATGCCACGTCGCATCTGAAATGCAATACGCTTCTGATTGATAAGACGCTTAGTCTCATCCTCTTCATTTAGCAACCCATTGAAGTAAGACACACGTGTCATCAACCAAGCGTATGCTTCTTGCGTTAGGTCAGCACGATCTACATACTTACGATAGCGACGGTGAACAATAGTCACCACACTAGGTACAAGATCGTTAAGTATTGGGTGTGGATCAGTCACGAGGCCAAGTTCCATCTAATACCATCAGTGCAATGGCACTGTAGTTAAGTAGATCAATAAAGGAATCACGCAACGACTCGTTCTCAGGTGTTGCACCGCTATCAATCAAGTGGTTGATGCGTGCAGTCTTATCGTGCATACGCACACGCAGACCATTGAGTGGTCCACCAGGGGACAGACTAATGTTAGTTGGACCGTAGTCCTTATGCTTCTTGATGAGCAGGTTACCTGCATCATCTAGCACCTTCCACACATCTGTTATGAACGTATTGGTATCGGGCGTATTGTTAGTACTTCGCTTTGCATATCCACGGAAAGGATCTGAAAGCCCAAATGCTGCAAAGTTTGTACCATCGTGGCCCAGTCTCTTTCGGTCATCGTCATACATCAAACGCCTCCAAATAATTTCAATGCCTCATCCTTACCGTATGTAAGGTAGTAATCATTGATGTCCATTGATGCTGGCAATGATACTATGCGTGAGTTCATTACCTCTTGTGACACACGGCGGGAGAACTCAGCACCTGGGTTAGTACCATCGTCTTTGATGTCGTTATCACCTACAACATAGACGGTATCGTAGCCAGTAAATAACTTAACAAAGTGTGGCTTCCAAGCCTGCACTCCTGGCACACCGACAGCAGGTATCCCAATCAAACCTGATACAACTACTGCATCTAACTCACCTTCACATACAACGATACTAGGTGAATCAATAGTTACATCAACAACATTAAACAGGTGACCCTTCTGTCCTGTAGGTGCACCGTACTTAGGCTTGCCATCATCTAGCCTACGAAACTTAACGCCAACACACATACCAAGTGCAGTCAGGTATGGGATAGATAGCCAACCAGTATGGTGTTCGTGCCCATTGATAGGGTCAGTGACCATACCTAATGAATACTGTAATGCAACCTCCTCAGATATCCCACGTCCTTCGAGATACTCCAGAGCCTTTTCGTCCAGACTTTTGCTGTAATGTGTGACCGCTTCCAGCAGTGATTTCGATTGCTCTTTTGAGTGCATCCTTAAACTCCAAATTCTCTATGATACTGACAACATTTACTGCGTTGCCACCCTTTCCACAGGTGTGACAAAAGAATAGGTTGTCATATGTATTGATGACAGCACTACGCCTTTTGTCTGGATGGATGCAGCACCTAACAGATGCTGACCTACCCTCTCTTACTTCTCCTCCGTAATGGAGAACGATTGCTCCTATGGGGATTGTGTTTGCATCAACGGGACCTTTGAATTTCCCCGTCTTACGTACCCTGGACCAGTCTTGTGTTGACATACACACCCCTTGTAGTCGCACTTGTCGTGCCAGTTAGAGGCACGCTTGTAATGGGAAAGAGTGTTCTCTTCTCCCGCTTTCATACAGTTAGAACAAATCATTTGAACTCCTTCAGTTCAGTAACTGGTACTCGCCATCCACCAATGGCTTCATCTCTGTATTGCACTGTTGCATACTCTTCAGGGTTACACCAACCATAGACTTCAACCTGTGAGTAGTAATCTTCATCAAGAATCTTTGTTCCTACTATGATCTTGCCGTTATCTTTACTCCAAAATGGAATTGAATCACGTGTGCGTACAGTACGTACCTCAAAGTTTACACCCACATCAGGCAACTTAGCCCGACGAGGATGTAGTTCATTGGGATACCACGGTACATTCCAAGCAGTATCAGTAAGAGATGCAACTGCCCACTCAGATACGTTGGCTCGCACATTGGCAAGAAGTTCGTGCTCTAAGTAGCCGTTCTTCTTACCCTCTGCATAGTTAGGGCGATCTACTGACCCATACTTAGCAAGCCAACGCTCTGTTGCGAGCATCGTACAAACTCTTACTTCATCCCTACTCAGGCGTACTATCATCTGCCTCTTCTTCAGTAGTTGAATCTTCAACCACTTCTTCTACTACTGGTACTAGTATTTCTGTTGTTGTTATTTCTCCACCTGGTACTGGCATTATTGTTTCTCCTTTAGCCATTGAGTTAAGTCTTGGATTACCCAAGCCTGATCTATTGGTGCGTTGCGACGCTTAACTACAACATAAGACAAAGGTACTTCCCCAATACCACGTGCCTTTGCGTAGTTAAGCGCCTCAACTTGCGCTTCTCTCCAGAACTCAGGCAGGGAAAGGGTCTGCCTGTTCTTGAGTTCAAGGATGTAGGTTTCTCCAGATATGATAACAACCATATCTCCCTCATCCTTTGCCCCAGCCTTAGTCAGACGCTCTGCTATTACGCTTTTGCTGCGTAACCATTTCATAACATCTGTCTCAAACTGAGAACCTTTTCTTCCATTCTTGTTAGCCATTAACGCACCGCTTATCAGCGCAAGTATGCTCTGCCTTGTGCATCTTGATCTCCTATCTGACACGATGCGAAGTTAACAAATAGTGTAGCCCATTTCGAGGCATCTGCTGTGTGTGGACCAAAGCGATTCTTCACTGCAGCCACACGTAACACACCTCCACCTTGATCTGGTTCATAACCTAATGTGAGTATCAGTGCAGGTAACTGACTGACCTTACCGTGAATAGAACGTCGTGGTGGTGGCATCATTGGTGAACCGTACTCACTCTGCTCTGATACGTGATGAAGTACTAAGACACAAGCCTCTGTCTTGCGTGCCATATCGTGCAACTCCATCATAATTGCACGTAGCCCAGCCCATTCATTGTCTGTCTCGGCTGCAACATTCATTAAGTTATCAATGATAATTAACTCAGGTGCTATTCCGTACAGTTCAACGTAGGCTTTGATTTCTAATTCAATGTCATCTAATGATGGACTTGAATCAAAGACCCACTGTATATGTGACATCTTGTTTAGATGTTCAGCGTAGTAGTCAGGTTTGTATTCCATATTGGATTCAACTGTTAACTGTGTGTGCCCTGAGATCTGCGCTGCAGATCGCATTAGCACCGTAGCAGTATCAGTATCTGCGGAAAAGAAAAGTGTTGGTACCTTTGCCTTGATTGCATAGACAAGAGAGAACATACTCTTGCCAGCATTAGGTGCAGCAGCAACCATACATACTTGCCCTCGTCTAAATTTAATGGACTCACTAGCCAACCCAGTCCATACATCAGGCAATGGCACAGCCTTGATAGTGCTGGTGCTCAGTGCCCTCTTTAGATTAAGCAACTTCCCCATCCCCTCCAAGATTTATTCTGCGTTGTCTCCTTATTGCAAGACGTTGACGTGGTGCTAGACCACCCCATATACCGAACTGTTCTTTGTGGATTCCCCACTCAGCACATTCGATCTTATGAGTACAACTCTTACAGATTGATTTCGCATACTGACTTTCACCGAAACTTACTGTTCCCTCTTTGTCAGGGAACCAGAAGTCTCCACCTATCTGTGCACATAACGGGTTCTCGTACTCACGAGGTTCCCGCATTTAATTATCTTAAGAAGATAGGGTCGCACTTATCTGCAGCACCCTTTGGTGCAGCACACATCCACGCTTTCCAAGGTCCACGCGCTGATGTTCCATTACGGAAAGCCATATTGCCGTGCTTACAGGTTGGTGCCTGTCCTTCTGAAACTACTGGAGCAGATGCTGCAACTGGTGTTGCGTTAAAAGATTCTGCAACTGATGCAACTGTTGGCGCACTACCGTGTAAGTCACTACCTGTTGTACGGATTAGTGATGCCACCATTCCAAGATCTGATAGACCTGTCTCTAAATCTTTTACATCTGTTGCATAAAGATTGATAAGCGTTCCATCATTTAACTTATAGTTGATTTGGAACTTTGTGTTTTCGTTTGCAGCCATTTACTTTCCTCCAGTTTGTTTGATTTGTAACCGCTGTGATTCACTACCAAACTTCTTAGGTACAAACCCAAGTAGTTTTTCTACCTCTTCACTGTCAATACTTTCACGACCTCTGACAGTTGTCCAACTGACTTCTACTCCACTAGGTGTAGTACCTAGCAGTCCCTCGAAACAAGTCTTCAAAGAATCTTGGTGCTTTTCTAACTCTTTAATCTGTGCTGCTAACTGTAAGTACAACAGTGCGTTCTTGTCAATATCAGCATCATCAATGATTAGATCACTGACTGCTGTATGTTCTTTTTTTATACCAACGCATCCCATCTCACCTGATGCGTCGTAGAACTTACAATAGAACTTACAGTAACTGGCATCTCGTTCTGGGTCTGGTGCCTCTGTTGCAGTCTTGATTGCTGCTAACCAGTTCAATGCTTGTAGTGCAACTGTCTCATCATAATCTTCTGTATGTACCTTGACATCTCGCTCATCACCATCACGTGCAATAGCAACTAGTGATACACGCTTTACATCGTGACCGTTCTTGGCTAGTAGATAACCATATGTCTGCACCTGCCAGCGTTGTTGTGTTGATGGGAAGTATGAAAGGTTCTTTACCTTGCTTGTCTTCCAGTCAATAACATCACCAGTACCTGGTACGAAACAGTCAATGTGTGCTTTCATACCATTGTATTCAACTGCAGTTTCAATCATTACATCAGGGTTATCTGATAGTGCTCGCTCAATCTCTGCGTGGATAGCAGTACCCATAATTGCTGCTAACTTCATCTCGTTCTCATTGGTTTCAGGTTGATCGTTTAATCTGTACCAGACCTTACGACGACATCCACCTAATTCTGATGGACCAATCTGTACCTGTGTAGATCGTGAACGCTTAGCATCAGTTGCACGTAGTGCGGTAAGTAATAGTTCCTTTGGGTCAGTCACTTCTTGTACTTCCAATCTACCCACAAATCAAATGCTCTACCGATAACAACACCTATCATTAAACCTAATAGAAATGATGTCATTGCTTTGCCTTCTCTGCTTGATCGTGTAATAAGAAAGCAAGTCTACAGGCTTTCCACCCCTGCTCAAACCAGTAGTGTGCTGCGTATTCGCCTGTTGCAATCACACCCTTGAACTCAGCCTTTACTTCTTCGTGTGTATTAAACTCCATTGTTATATCCTTTCCTGGACTACTAACTGTAAAGGCTTACCAGTGTTAGCGTCAAGGACCGAAGCAATCTCTACGGCTTTACGGGCGTGTCGTTTTGCATATTCTAATTCCATATCAGGTTTGATAATTGAAGTAAGGTAGCCAAGAGCAAACTGACCCCCACTACCAATGCCATACGCTCCGTTATTTGCTTGGAAAAAAGAGAGATCACAAGCAACACGAAAGATGTTACCGTTAAAAGCAAAGAGATAATCAAAACCGCCATCTTTGTCCACCTTG